GTGCCGGGTGTAACCGTGATGCCGTTGCGATAGGTCCGAAGCGAGAAGTCGCCCGGGCCCACCGAAAAGCCGTCGCCGGCCGCAAGGAACAGCGGAACGCCGTTCGATGCCGGGCGGGTCAGCTGAACGTCATTGGTGTTGGTGGACGCGGCGGCGATGTAGATCATGACGATCTCGGCCGCGGCGATGGTGGCTCCGAGCGCATCGGCGAGGACGCCAGCCATGTCCAGGCTTTCGCTTGCCGAAGCCGCGAGCGTGCGCGTGTCGCTGAAAAGGATGTTCGCCTGGCCGACGGCCGCCGTTCCGGGGGTGAATTCCATCGACTTCAGGACGTCGACCAGCATCTGCGGAGTGCCGAGGTCGCCTGCGCCTGACTGCTTGGCCTTGAGATGGAGATCGATCGTTGCGGCGACGCCGAGCATGGGTTGTCCCCTTGGATGATGCGCGGCGATGATATGGCGGCGCTTGGGCCGCCTGTAGGTTCATCAGCCCTTCGAGGCTTTGACGGCGGCGCTGACAGCCCCACGCACCAGCGCCACGACGGCATCGCGCTTCCGATCGGTCGCGGGCTGCATGTACGGGCGGGGAAGCATCTTCGACGTGCCGAATTCGAGCGCCGCCGCATATGGCGCGTTGCTGCTGACTTCGACCTTGAGCGGGCCGATCTGCGTCGTCTCGATGTTCGTGCGAAGGACGCCAGTGTCTTCGTTCGGAGGATCGCCCGGGGCGCTCGGAACGTGGTGCTTGCCGCTTACCGCGCCCTCAGTGATCATGTGGCTGGCTTCCGCCCTGATCTCCTCGCCGCCCGCGAACAGTGCCGCACCGACGCGGCGCACGGCTTGCTCGCTGATGTTGTTGAGGCGGATGGTGACGCCCTTGTCGCCGGTTATGCGGGGCACGCTACTTCTTCCGGCCGCGCAGCTCGTAATAGCTGCCGCACGGATCCGTCGCGACACTCTCCACCATGTAGCGAGCACCGCCCGCGCCGATCTCGCAATCTGTGTCCGGAGCGGAGACGCCATGCGCGAGCATCAGGATCCGCACGTCGCCTTCGATAAAGCCCTCGCTCGCGCGCATGGCGAAGGTGGCGGCATCGATCTGCACCTTGACCGCCTCACCGGGTCCGAAGCTCTGATCCGAACCGCCGCCCATGCCGTCATCGGCGAACGCGACCGGCCGGAAGAGCGTGCCGTCGAGATAGATGGCCTGAAATACGCCAGCAAACGCAGCAGCGATTGAGCCGTCCATCAGCCCCATTGCGGCCATCCTTCAAGCGGAACGATGCAGTCCACCGGAACGCCGGTCGATGCCACCCGCGGACCGCCACGATTGCGCTGCAGAAGCGAGAGATATTCGGCACCGTAGCGCGTCGCGCCGTAGCCGCCGGTGAGCCGGGCATTAGCGGCGGCATCGGTAAAGCCGACCTCGAGCGAACCGGATTTCATGCGAGTGACGCCAACCGGGATGCTTGCCAGCGACGCTGCATCGGTGCCGAGGCCTGCCATGGTCAGATTGTGCGCCGCGAGGCTCATCAAGCCGGCCGCATAGTCGCCTTCACCCCAAGCCGTGGTGACGTAGCGCTCGGCATCGGTCAGCCATGCGCGGATCGTCGCCACATCGACGTCGGTGAAAGCGGGATAGCGCGCGACCAGGTCCGCGGCGCTCGGCTTTGCATAGCCGGTGAGTGCGAGTGGGGCCGGCTCGTTCGCCGCAACCGGCAGCAGGACGATCGCGTCGTCCTGGCGGCCGAGGGCGGTTGTCCATGCGATACGGAAGACGGATGTCTCTCCATCGGCGCCGCCCGATAGCCAGGCGGTCAGGTCCTGCCCGTAAGCGCCGTCTGTCGTACTCGGAGCGGCGGCGAGCGTCTGGCTGACCAGCACCACGGTGCCGTCAATGCGCGTGATCGTGGCCTGTCCGCTGGCAATGCTGTCGCCGCTGTCGAGCGGAATGTGCGCCGTGTAATCGAGGACCGCATCCGGGTCTTTCGTGGGCCACGTGATCATGGCCGAAAGTTACGTCGCGGCCGCGCTGCGCTGTAGGTTCAACGCGAAACGGGCCGCCCGGTTAAGGACGGCCCGCCGCATTCTCTCAGGGGAGAGAGCTGGCTATTTCGCCTCTTCGGCTTCCTCGGCAGCAGCCTTCTTCGCCGCGGCCGCTCCCTTCTCGAGCCCTTCGTAGAGCTCGTGGCCTTCCTTGATGTCGACGTCGACCGTCTGGCCCGGTTCGATGAACACGGTGCCGTTGTCGGTCTCTACGCCACGCGGGCCCTCTGCGGTGTTGGTGACCTTCGTCATGTACGCCTCCTAGATCCCGTCGCGGTACGAGACCGTCTTCGGGCGATAGATTTCGAGCTGGCCGACGTTCATGATCCCGTCGCCCTTCCCCGCCATCGAGGAGTTGGCGAACGGCGGCAGGAACTCGAACATGCCCGGCAGGAAGAACTCCATGTTGTCGGGGCTCTTCTCGTAAGCGACCATGCGCCGCGACGAACCGGAACCCGCCGTCTGAAGCTCGCGGCTGGCGCGGATATCGAGCTCCTGGCCGGTCATCGCCGTGTAGCTGTTGTTCTGCTTGAGGAACGTCAGCACCGACATGTTCGTGTTGGTGACCTGAGTGTTGTTCGCCGTCAGGAACGCGGTCGTCGGCAGGATCAGGGCGTTCGGCATCGCCGTCTCGCCGCTGTTCGTGATGACGTCGTTGAGCGCGGTGTTGACGTCCGCGAGGATCTGCGCGGGCGTCGCAGTTCCCCAGCCGCCCGTCGGAGCGCTTGCAGCCGGCACCGACGCGTTGTTGATGAGGCCGGTCGTGTTCTTCTCGGTCGAGCCGCGAATGACGCGATCATAGACGAACTTCTGGCTGACCAGGCGCGCGGCAGAGGCCTTGCGCTGATCGAGCGGAATATTCATCTGCGCGGCGCGGTTCACTTCCTGCAGCGACAGCTCGTAGCCGGCGCCAGCGAGGTGGAACTGGCTCTGGCCCAGCGCGAAGTTGATGCTCGCGTTCGGGATGTCGAAAGCCTTGCCGCCGATATAGGCAGCGGCGCCCGCGAGATCGCCAGAATAGACGAGCGTTCCGATGTCCCACATCGTGCCGTCGGTGTTGACGGGCACGAGGCCGGCATAATCGAAAGACGGGTACTTCGCCTGCAGCACCGCTCCGTGGATGCGGTACAGTTGGGGGACCAGGAAACCGCCAGCCTGCTGTGCGTCCTCGAAGATGATCTGTCCGTCGCGCGGCATCTTTCAGTCCCCTTACGAGCGAGTCACGCGCAGCGGCACAATGCCCGCGCTTGCAATGGTGCCATCGAACCGCGCCGGGATGGCGGTGTTCGAAGTCGAGACGTTGGTGATCGCGCCGCCAGCGGTGACATAGGCGGCGTCGCCCTGGTTCACCGCGACCGAAGCGTTCACGTAGATCACGCCTTCATTGAGAAGGCTTGCGGTCGTGTACTGCGCGAGAGTGTCGGCAGTGCCGCCGAGGCCGGGAACCTGGCCGACATCGGCGATGACGATGCCGAGGAACTTGTTGGCCGTCGGAGTTGCGGTGCAGCCATGATCGCCGCTGCCGCGGAATGCAGCAACGCCGAACGCCATGCCGCCAGCGTCCTCGACCGATCGGCTGATCCGGTTGGACTTCTCGCCGTTCGCGACCATGCCGGCGAAGCCAGCAGCGGGTGCCGTCGGGTAAGTGCTCTGAACGGTAATTGCCATTTCGCTCGACTCCCTCAGGCGGCGTTCGCAGGCGCGGCCGGGCGCCATGCGTCGGAAAGGTTCTTGCGCGCTTCGTCACGGGCCTTGGCGTACTCGGCCTTGGCGTCTTCGACCGGAGTGATCCCGCCCGACAGCACGTTGCGCACCGGATCGACCTTCACGTCCTTGGCGAGCACGGTGAACGCGCCGGCGATCGCGGCGTCGTCCATGTCCTTGGCGCTGTCGCCGAGCCTGGCCGACACGACGGCCTTGCGGATTTCGGCTTCGGTCTTGCCGTCCGTGGCGACGTTGGGCTCGATGCCCTTCGCCTGCGCGATGAGGGCGGAGCGGTCGGCAACGAGCTTCTCGAGCTGGGCCGGACTGACCGCTGCGTCCTTCACCTTCTGCTCGAGCGCGGCGATCTCGCCATCCTTGGTCGAGACGGTGGCGGTGAGCTCGCCAACCTTGGTCTCCGCCGCGTCCTTCGCCGTGGTGAGCGTGGTGATCTGACCCTGCAGCTTGGCGATTGCCGCCTCGGCCGCGTCGGTGACTTCGAGCGGAAGTCCGTCGAAAGTGATCGTCTTGGTCGCCACTTGGCCGCCTCCTGAACTTGCAGCGTTGTTTTTATGGCCGTCCGAACCGTCGCTGTAGGTTCGTTCGTCGGTCAAAATTTCGATGAGCTCGGCGGCCGGCAGCGTGGCGCACGTGGCGGCATCGCCGATCCTGCACAGCGGACCCGCTCGGCCCTTGTCGACGACGGCGACGTGATTTCCGCGAATCTGCGACTGGCGAGCGTCGTACTGCTGGCCATCCTCGGTCTGACCGGCGGTGAAATCGAGCACGGACGCATAGCCGTTCGAAAGCTCGCGCTTACCGCTCTCGACGTCGGAGATGATGCCCTTGTCCATCAGCACGATGTCGAACGCGAGGAAGTCGCCATCGCGCATGGCCTTGCCGACAACTCCTTTCGCATGGTCGCGCCAGTTGGCCGCCGTGACAGGCTGCGCGGGATGATCGTTCGTGACCGGCTTCATCAGGAAGCTGGCGACGCTATCCTGAGCGAACACCTCCTCTTCGGGGCGATAGACTTTGACCACCTGGTCGGCGGCGAAGGTCTTGCCCTCCGGATCGACCTCGCGACCGAGGTAATCGTAGATGCCGGCGCGAGCTGCTCGAGCCCTGACGACCATGTACCCGTCTTGCGTCTTCCGCGGATGGTCGAAGCTGAGCTTGTCGGCGAAGAGCATCAGTGGCTCCACGCATCGCTGGTGACGGCGAGTACCGCGCCGATGATGGCCAGCACGATCGCACCGCCGACGATTACGCCAACGACGATGAGTATCGTTTCGAGGACGTCCATGCGCCCGAAATTACGGGCGCGGCTCGTCAGGCTGTAGGTTCGTTGGATGCCCCGCTTGAATTCGAACCAAGGCTGTCGGCTTCAAAGGCCGATGTCCTACCGCTAGACGACGGGGCAGTTGGCCCGCTCGGCAGGACTCGAACCTGCAGCCTCTTGGTTCGAAGCCAAGTGCGCTATCCAGTTGCGCTACGAGCGGCGGAGACGGTTTGCGTCGACGATCCGCCTATCCTCACGAAGTTGAACGCGCAGCATGGCCTCGTTCGACTTCGCCCGCACATTCTCCATGAGCCGAACGGCTTCTCTCCGGATGGCGTCATCGACCGAAGCTCTAAGGACCGGACCATCCGAATCGGGATGCAGAGAAAAGGCGGATAGGTCGGAGGGCTCAATCATTCCTCGAAACTTACCACGCCCTGGGCGGTGCATCCACAAAAAGGCGGCACTCCCGGCATGTCGTCGGCCGGGATCGAATTGCCGCGCCAAGGGAATTTGCGACCGTTGCGAGCGAGGTGCCATTCGCGCGGGTGCCTCTTCGCCGAATGCCGCCAGATGAACTCGGTGATCCCAGCCTGCTCCTGCCGAGCCTGATTGAGCCGCGCGCCGAGCTTCACGGTCTGATCACCGGCAATCCGCAACGCCCGCGAGCGAGCCATGCCAACCGCGTCCCTGATCTCGCTAGCGATCTCTTCCGCAGGCGCGCGCCGCTGGAAGCCGGCGAAGATGGCGTTCGCGATCTTCTGCTGCAGCTGCGCGCTCACGTCACGGATCAGGCTGACGTTCCAGTTGATCGCCGCGCCAACCGTGTCCTCCACATCGCCGGCCGTCAAAACCGTGTTGAGGTCGACATCGATCGCGGAGAGCACGGACCGCACCCATTTGCCGCGTTGGACCGACTCGAGCCTAAGGGCCCATTGCCGCAAATCCGGCGTCAGCAAGATCACCAGCCGCTGGATTTCGGCAGCAATGCCATCGAGTTCGCCGGCCGTCGTTTCCGCGCTGTCGGTCGTCATCTTCTCCAGCGTGCGCTTATATTCGGCAATGACGTTCGGAATGCGCGCCGTCCAGATCGCGAGCATCCTGGCGTAGAGTGCGAATAGATCGTCGGCCTGCGCTTTTGTCGGAGCGATGTTGGCGAGCGTGACAGGCTTGCGCGACGGACGCTTGGCCATGGCGGCGAGATCGAACTTCACCGCCTCACTCCTCGGTGATGCCGGACTTCCAATCGTCCACGACCTCGGTGAACACCTCCGGACCGAACACGAGCGCGCCTTGGTACGGTTCGACGTTCGACAGATCAAAGTCAGCCGGGACCGAATAGCTCAGCGTGACGTGCGGCGCGTAGTCGGCGTAATCGCTGCTCGCGCCCTTGCTTATCATGTCCTCGTGGCGCCAGCTCAGCGACGACGAATTGAACAGCAGCACGACGGCATCGGCCATGCTGCCGAAGCGATCGAGCATTCGCGGGCCTCCCGGCGCGACGCGTAATTGGCCGTTCTGATCTTCGTCCCACGCATTGCCCATCGCCATCCAATCGACCGGCGTGCGCGAATAGAGCACCGTGACGTGCATCTCGTCGGCTGCGACCGTCGTTTCGAAACCCTGCCCCTTGGCCCATGCGATCACGTCAGCGGCGTTCAGGAGCTTACGACTGACGTAGAGCGAGCGCGGAGCTGCATCGGCGAGAAGCGCCTTCGCCTGGTCCGCCGTGATCGCGCCGCTCTTCTTGAGAGCCGAGACGCCGCGCTGGCGTTCTACCGGCGGCTGCGTCAGCGCCGAAGGATCGTCATTCGGATCGTCATTCGCGGGATCGAGCGAGGGATCGGCAGCAGTCGCGGCTTCCGCTTCCTCAAACGCAACTTCGGATCCGGGCCAGCGTCCGCTCTCGATGAACCGGTTCTTGACGATGGCGGCCAGCGCCATGTCCGGGATGAGGCCGGTAT